GTGCAGCGTCGGTCTCGTCGGTCTCGTCGGTCTCGTCGGTCTCGTCGGTTTTCGCTGCGGCTGCGGCTGCGGCGCGTTCTTTTAATTTCGTCTCCTCGGCAGCTTTCGCGTCGGCTCTAACTTTCGCTGCGGCCTCCTCGGCAGCCTTGGCCTCCTCGGCAGCCTTGGCCTCCTCGGCAGCCTTGGCCTCGGCGTCGGCTTTTGCTTTTGCGGCTAAATCGTCGGCCTCTTTTTTCGCCTTTTCGTCCGCTGCAGCGCGCGCCTCGGCGGCGGCTTTTGCGTCGGCCCGTAATTTGGCGTTACGTTTTTCGGTCTCGTTAGTGACCTTTTCGGCCTCTTTTTTAGCGGCTTTTTCGGCAGCCTCGGCGTCGGCTTTAGCTTTCTTAACCGCTGCGGCGTGTTCTTTCTCGCCTGTCGTTTCACCGAGTTCAATAATACCTTTTTTAATCCAGGTAGGTACGGCCCCCTTATCGCGGCAGTTTTCCCAGTTAGGGATAACGGCGTCTGACTTAGGCTCGATTAGAACCCCGCCGATTGACAATCTGTTGTCTGTTGTGTTGGTTATGTGTTGCGTAATCATGGTCGTTTCTCCGATATTGTAAATTAAAAGCGCCCCTCGCGTCGGGGCGCGCCTTCGCGCGGGGCGCAGTATGCGGGGGTCTAAACCCCCGTATTTTGTTTAGATACCGTCCGCGTAACGAACCTCTTTAGGTAGTCGAATATCGAGACCACCGACGCGGAAAATACCAGGTACTTGATAGAGCAAGCCTTTAACTTCCAGCGGTAAGAAACGGTGCGGCATAGGAATATGCAACTTAAGCACCGTCGGGTCGTTACGGTACGCGACCATGCGGCTAACACCGCCGACGCCTGCCGTCTCTAACCCGCGAATAGTGCGGATATCTAGCGGCTGGTTCGTTAATGCCGTGTACGCGTTATTCTTACGAATATACTCGAGCAAGGTCATAGTCGTACCGACGAGTTGGCGCGACGCTAAGATAGCGAAACGGTCCGGCGCGAGTAGCAACGTATCCGCAATCGCTACGGAATTAGTCGCGTTATATATACCCATGATAACGTCGTTAACGTCCGCTAAGATTTGCGTCTCGGTAGCCGTATCCCAGCCCCCAGTCGTAGCACCTGCAGCCGTTACCGCGCTATGGTTTAACAAGCCTTGGAAGTTTTTAGACGCGTCACCTTCAAAAGCGACCGTGTCGATAAACCGTTCTGAAACCTGGAAAGCGACCATAGCTTTATCGGCTGTAAGGTTGTGACCTAACATGCGAGCATGTTCGACCTCTTCCATACCGTAATCGTAACCGATATCTGCCATGTACACAGGCGTGCTATTATCGCTCATTCCTGTACCGACGACGTTAATCTCGGTTGCGCGGTCCGTTGTCCACTTAGCTTTACCTACGCTTTCCATAGCATAAGACACGATAGTCTTAGACCACGGGTTCGCGGTGGTATCAATCGGGATAAGACCCGACCCGTTAAGAGAACGGTAACGAATTTCGGGCAGCCGTTGTTTATAAACTTGCTGCTCGACATGCGCTAACTGGGATTGCACAAAGTCAAAACCAGCTTGTTTGTCAATAATTAGGTGTGACATGTTTAACGTCCCCTTATGCGATGCGAACGACGGCGAGTTCGCCTACCGCTGCGCTGGTTTCAAAAACGCCGACCTCGATATCACCCGCGTTAGCGGCCGAACTGTCGGCAAGTACGGCGAACGCGTCCTCGCCAGCTACGACAGCCGTCGTAACCTTAACGAACATACGTCCTTTTTTCATGATAGACGCAGTGTCGCCTACCTTGAAACGGTCGACCTCGGTGCCTGTTAGGCCCGTGTTACCGCTGGACGTGCCGCCTTGTACGCGGATAGCCAAGCCTGCGACGCGAGTGTCGCCTGCAGCTAATGGGCGGCAGGTACGGTCGACAGTGCCATAAGCGGCGAACGTTCCGAACGGTACGTCTGCAGTAACGACGTTCATACTGTCGTTATCGTAGTGACCCGTGTCGGAAAGCATACCAGGGTAGCCTGCAGCGCGAACGTCTGGGTATTCGGTTTGATGTGCCATGATTAAGCGTCCTCTTTCTTAGTGCCGTTAAGCGTTGCGAGGTGGTCGGCGTACGCGCTATCGCGGACACTTTGCACGTCGGTCGGGGCGGTTTGACGCTCGTTATTAAGCGAGGCGTCGCGGAACGCGTCGGGCTTCGCAGCCTTAGCGGTGTCGACCAGGATATCGTACGCGGCGTCGATATACGCGTCCGGCTTGTCCTTTACGGCATCCTCGCCGCGTGCGTCTACGACGACCGCCTTACGGATATCGGCGTCGGATACACCGTCGGTTACGACTTTAGGCGCAATAGCCTTAGCGTCGGCGACCAGGGTAGCGCGGTCTTGCACACGCTTGTCGAGGTCGGCGTCGGATAGGACCTTAGTTTTAAGGTCCGCGATATCGGCGTCTTTCTTCGCTGCGTCTTTCTGCAGGTCTGCGACGACGAGGTCGTGTGCGGCTTTCTGGTCCGTTAGAGCTTTCGCACTAGCGTCCTTAAAAGCGGCAATAGTGGCAACGTCGGCGGTCGAGACTGAGACAGCCTTATCGCCAAGTACCACGGTTTGTAGATTAGACATAGGTGTCTCCTTAGTAGTATCTACGTGGATTAAAGGGGCAACACCCCAGCTCGTGCGTTCTTTCCCGCCGTCATTAGCACCGTCGCCGATACGAATTTCACTACCCGCACGCCCGGCCGCTACTATAGCGACATGGTTTGCCCGTATGTTTTTCTGCGCTGCGTCGTAGGTCTGCCCGTCGGGTGTGACGCCTTCGAGCCATTCTAGGTCGCATGTATAACCTGCGCTTAATTCTTTCTTGCCCGCTTCGACCTGGGCGATAGTCGCGCCGTCTGAGACCATAAGAGGAACGCGCAGACGTTCACCGTCACGCGCGATATCGCCGTCCGTCTGCCCTTTAGCGTACTGCGCCCAGTTATCGGACGTTACGGCTACAGTCGGGTGGTCGTTTGTTACCGGGATATTCGCGAAAGACGCCATAGCCTTTTTATCGAACACCTCCTCGGGCGCGCGATAAACGCGTACGGTATCCATTTCAGGGCGTCCGACTTCGCTGCCATTGTATACTTGAATACCTGTACGAGCGACGCGGGCGTCGGCGACAAGATAACCGCCTGCACGTTTACGTACGGCGTTATCCAGGGTCAAAGTGTCTGTAAATTTATGTCTCATTTTCGTACTATTACCCTTAAACCTCTAAAATGCCAATAGCTACACACCGACAATTTATCGCGACGCCTGGGTGCCCGTCTCTCGGGGGTCGTGCCCAGGTGTAGACATTACCGTCGAACTCCTCGTGTAAATCCCGTACGCGACCGTCGCCGCTAGTCGACCATTCGTATTGCGTAACGCCCGCTTGTTCTTGTCGTATATGGTTTAGTTCGCTTGTCAATGTTGCGACCTGGTCGCGCGCTATGTTGTTCGCGCGGCGTGTAGATATGCCGAGACGGTCTTGTATCTGCTTACGTAAGTCGTTCACCGATAGGTTATTTAGTACGGCTTTTTGCGTAATTTTCGCAACGTGACGCACGGTGTCGTCGTAAATGCCTGTTATAAGACCCGCCGTACGCAGCGCGACCGCGTCCAGGTATCCGTTAAGCGCCTCTTGCCGGACCACGTTATCGAGATTTACGTTAATTTGAGACTGTACTATCGCGTTCCAGCGCCGCGTATGCTGCACGCTTTCGCCTGTAATCACGGTGCGAACTCGGCCTATAGCGGCCTGCACCAGACGGTCGCGCATACCGTTAAAGATAGCGAACCAGTCGGCTAAAGCGTCGGTCGTCATAGCGTCCGTCACCAGCGCGTCGCGGTTCTGATACCCTGTTATGACGTCGCTCGCTATCGCTGCCCGTATCGTCCGTAGCATTTCCTTAACGGCCGACGCGTACTTACGCTGCGCCGCCTTACGTGCCGAGATACTACCCAGCCGGATACGTACGCCTTTATTCAGATTTGCGAGGCGTGCCAGGTCGTAGGACCGCGCGACGACGGGCTGTTTATCCCATACGAGCGTGGGTGCAGGCTTATGGTCGTGGTGGACATGTCCGCCGCAAGTACACTGTACGTCGCTGTCGTATACGTCCAGGCGGTACACTAATTAGACGTCCATTCGTTATCGAGGTCGATAACCTGGAACGCTTCAGGTCCTAAAATAATCTCACCCTGGTACGCTTCGACCGTATCCGGGTCTACGTTCTCGCCGTAGCTTAACGTGATATGCGGCGTATATTCGGGGAAGTCGAACGACGCCCCGTTATCTACCATGCGCGCATGTCGCCACTCTAAATCGCTATTCGCGAACGACAGGACGAGCGCCTCGCCGAAACCTTGCATAATGCGAGCGCCGCCCGCAGGTACTTTAAGCTCGGCCTCCCACGGGCTGCCAACCTTTAACCAGTCGACCGGGGTCTTAGAGTATATAAGTGTTACGTGTAAGTCGTCTGTCGGCAGCGTTACCTTAACACCCTGGGCCTCATAGTGCTGGGCGATAACGTCCGCGCCGCCGCGTCCTCGACAGGTGTCGCCGCTTTCGTCTTAGGCGCCTCGCGCGCGCTCGCGGGTACGAAGTTAGAAAGCGGGCCTATCATACGCGAGATTATACCGCGTGTGACGCCTGGGAACGACGTAAGGATAACCTCGATAACCGTCTCGCGTGGCAGCTCGTCGGCTGCGGCCGCGTTTAATAACTGTAATAGCGACGCGATTTGCGCCCCGTTAAACGCCGTCTCGCGCAGTTCGAGGTCGTCCTCGCCGATAGGTATAGCGCCGCTCGTATTCTCAGGCTGCGGGTTAAGAGGGTCGTCGCCGCCCAGGTCCGTATCGTCGCCTTTATCGTCCTCTTTATTCGCCGCGATAATCGTCGACAGGTTCGGGTACACGCCTAACTCAGTGAGTACAGGCGTAAGCGCGGCCTCCATTTCGTCGGCTGTATAGACCCCCGACATAATCAATTTACTGGACGTCTCGGCGTGTTTCGCGCCTATCTCGGCCTGGTCTTTCTCGCTCATTTGCTCGAGCGCCGACCACATATCGGTAAGCCCCTCGGGTTCTGCACCGAACGTAGAACGCTGCATAGCACGGTCTAGGGTCGCCAGGGACGGCGACAGTTCGGTACTCTGTATCGTCTGCACCATGTCATAATAGTTTTTCATGTCGCCCTCACCTGTCGCCGACAACCCGGCCGGACTTTGCGCCATAAAACGGGTCATAGGGATATCGGCCGCACCCGCGCATACGCGTAAGAACTGGTCGATAATCTTATCCAAGGCGCTAAACTGCGCCGACTTACGGTCGTATTCCTCGAGCGTGTCCATTATCAGGGTCTTATTTATACCCTTAGCCGCAGCCGCGAGCATGGACCGTTTAATAAACTGGGCCTCGAATACCGGGTCGTTCGCTTTCGCCATTAGGTTAGGCGTCTTAATTACGTCGACGTTCGCCTCGAACACCAGCGACGCAATATTCGCGAGCGTGCTATCGCCCTGTTTCATAGCGTCATATATGGACGTCACAATACTGTCGCCCCAGCCTAGGTTCGAGCCGACTTGCCGCCACGGGTCGACGCACTCGGCCCCCTCGAATATCGCAAGGCGTGACGGGTGAAACTCTAAAGACCCTTGCCCGTTCGAGAAACGGTAGCACCCAGGACGGGCGAATAAAGGCGACGACGGGTCGCGCACTAGCTGGTCGGCCTGTAGGTCCAGGCGCGGGATAACGCCGTCGCCTATGACGATAGCCGCCCCGCCGTATAGACGTGCGAGTACCTTAGCCTGGCGTACCTTACGTTTCATGTCGAGCGCCGTCTCAGTCTTAACCATTGCAGCGACATCTTTGTCCTCGCCCTGCCACGTACGCCACTTACGCGTCGCGTCGTGCGCTGGGATATTAACGGCTTTTCGTACCATCCATGACGAGGCGTAGACTGTACGTAACTGAATATCTGATAGCTGTCGCCGTGTGTATTCTGCGCCTGCCAGTTTGTCGCGCCCTGGGTCGCCCAGCCCGCCGATAAGTGAGGTTAGCGTATCGTTCATTTCTACACGGTCAAACATAATTCTATAAACCTTTTAAAGGTGGTCCCAAGTATAAGGCGACACACCCCCTAATAACTCCGTAGCTGCCCATATGCAAGCGTCGGCACGGTCCGGCGAGTTAGCGCCGATATAGCCCGAACTCAGAAAGCCGCATAGCTGGTCTTCTAGTTCGGGGAAGTCGCCCGCAAATTTAAGGCGACCCTCGTCTGTAAATGTCGCGATAGGCTCGGCGCGTACATGTTTACCGCGTGACGCATTAACCAGTGAGACGGGCACGCTGTCGTCGGTCGCCTCTATCACCGCTTTAACCATAGCCCCGCCGTAGTTCTTTTCGGCGACGAGTTTATCCGCACCCCATGAACGGTAGAGCTGCGTCGCCTTAGCACCCCACTGGGTCGGGCTGCCGCGCATAGTCGCGTCCTCTAACACCCAGGCGACGTTATCGGCGTCCATGCCGAGGACGACTATACCTATCTCGTCCGACCTGTAATCCTCGGGGCCGCTGCAGCCCGACGGGTCGACCGCGACGACGATACGTGTAAGCCGGGCAGGTTTCTTGCCTCGAGCGTTGTCGATACTCGCGGCCGTCCATAACGCCCCAGCGGCGTCCTCGGTAAAGTTACCGTCCAGGAACCGCTTACGTTTGGCACCCGACAACCCCTTAAGCGTTCGGAAATACGACGGGGGTAGGTTCTCTTTATTGTCCTCGGGGTTCATCTGTAACCAGCCGATAGTCTCAGGATATTCGAAAGGCTTTTTAGACGTCGGGTCGAGGCCGAGCATAAAATGTTGAAACGTCCAATGTGCGCGCCCTGGCGGGTTACAGTCGAATATAGACATAAGCTTAAGCGGGCGGCCGTCGGACTTTACGCACTGTTGCGCGAGACGTGTAAGGGCTGTCTCTACGGACCCCCAGGCGAGTTGCGAGCTTTCGTTAAAGTACAACGTGGCGTATTCTTTACCCAGGACTTTCTCGACACGTTCCGGGCTTTCGTCGAGACCTAGTAACCATATCTCCGAACCGTTGGCGAACGTGAACACCCACTCGGTTTTATTCAGTGAGAACTTAGCCTTAGGGTACGCGGCCTTTAAGACGGCGGGTATAGTCTCCATACCGACCGAGGTTTTAACCGAGCTGAAACGGTGCCGTATGATAGCGTGACGGCTGCCCGGTGCCATAAGCGCGCGGGTTATGATAGCGTACACCGACACGAACGTCTTACCGCTCCTCGACCCGCCGTAGAGCATTACACGGTCCAGGGCCGTAGTCGCGAGTAGGTCGATAGCCTCGTCCTGTTTCATTGTGAGACTAAACGGGTCGACGTCGACGTCCTCGTCTTTATTGAAGGTCTGCGGTGCGCTCATAATACCCTCGGCGTTACTTTATCCCGGCACGTCTCGCAATAGTGCCCGTGTCTCATTTTCTTAGCGCCACATAAACCACGTTTAGACGCGATATAGTAGCGGCAGCCTTTCGGCGGTGGGTCAAACGGCGGCGCTAAGAACACGGGTTCGGGTTTCGGTTCGGGTTCTATCTTATCGCGGCTGGGTGGTTTTGTCGGTGTCTCGCTTGCCTCACTAAGTTTTACCTGTACGTCCGGCGCGTTAATCCTGGCGAGCATATCGGCGGCTATTTTCTGTTGCGTCGCCCTGTCGTGCCCAGTGAGTTTAAGCGCCTTTAGGTGTCGGGATATAGAGGGGCGGGTGACGCCGATATGCGCCGCTATCTGCACCTGGGTCGCACCCGCAGCTACACGCTTAAGGATAGCTAACCGTCTCTTTTTAGTATACAGGCGCGCGCCCGTCACAAATCGGCTGCCCGCCCCTTAATGACGATAGTCGGGGCGCTCTGCGCGTTGTCTTTCTCGAATAATCCCAGGTTCTTAGCGAGGGCCTCGAGCGCGCTTTGTTTCGAGTGGAATTTAAGTTTAACCTTATCTACGTCGGCGACATGTTCGCGGTCGTCTCCGAACCCTTCGAACTCTTTACGCGTGTCGACTGTAATCTCTGACACGGCGGCGAGCTGGTCGCGCGTGATACCTTCGAAGTCGATAGCAGGTAGTTCGCCCGTCGTGTCGACGTAGTCGCCTATGTTAGCGAAACCTATCTTAGCAAGCTCCCGTAACACGTTGTCGGCGCTCACTTCGTAACGGTCGGCACGTTCTTTACGTAACGCTGCGATTGCGTTCTGAATATTAGCTTTTGCTAACAAACGGGAACCCTGCACACTGGCACCGTTCTTACTGTACCCGGCACGTATGGCGGCCTTCGTCGCGTTTAAATCGACCAGGTACTCGTATACGAAGTCCTCTTGTCGGGGTTCTAAGTCGAACTCTTCGCCTATTGTAGGTAAATCTGTCATATCTGACACCTAATACCTAACGCGCATTTCGTCAATAGCCTGTATATGTCGCCCGATACGCCACATATAACGCCCGATACGCCCTTTTTCGTCCCGATACGCCCTTTTTCGTCCCGGTATGGGTATCGCCATTACGGCGGCGCGCGGGTACGTTTTAACCGAGGCGTCGGGCGTCCTGTAAATAGGTACTTTTGGGTGTTTTGGGTGTTTTGGGCTATTTCCCCGCTACCCTTACTCAAAACTATACATAAGGGCGTACTGGAAATTACTATACGTTTTTCTGCGACAAGCTCTAACTAAAATACCCCAAAACACCCAAAAGTATAACCCTACTATGTATTTCCCCTATAGTTTCAAACACTTACGACGCCTAAACTTTTGGGCTATACACCCCAAAACTACGCCAATATACCCCAAAACACGCCCAAATAGCCCAAAACCATAAAAACACGGTCGCCCTCGTTTTCGTACTCTACGTTACGCCGTGTTCTACAGTACAGTTTTAACGCCCGCTTTTGTACTCTACGTTACGCCGTGTTCTACAGTACAGTTTTACGTTTTTCGGTTTTGGGTGGTTTTGGGTGGTTTTGGGTCATAGTCGCCGAGTTTTGGGGTATCGCGGTAAGACGTTAAAAAACCGCTCGAGGCGGCCTTTTAGTCCCAGGTCTGTACGTATGTCTCGGTTACTTTTTCGGTAGTTTCCGCAGCGGTACCACGACGGGCGATTTAGAGCTGGTGTTCATATCCTCGGGGTCGCCCTCGCCCAGCGCCCGGCGGTCGTTCTCGTCTATCTGGTCGCGGTACTTTATGAGGCCCAGGTCTTTAAGCGTATCGGCCTCGGCCTTAGTCTTAGCGTATATGTAGCACGTACGGCCCCCGTCCATTTTCGAGGCGTGGCGATACTTCTTATCTTTGACAGGATAAACCCGCGTGCCTATTTCGCGCTCGGCTATCGCTTTCCACGCGTCCGGCATTTTCATCCCCTGGACCGACGAGTAGCGCGCGATATGGGCGATAGCTTGTTCCATAGTGAAAGGCCCCGCCATTTTATCTATGGCCTCCTCGATACACTTATCGAGGCTCGTCTTGTTTAGTTCGGTCATTAT